GGACGCGCTCGCGCTCGTCCTGCACGTCCACGGTGACAGAGTCGACGATCACGGAGAGGCCGGTGTACGAACCGTCGACGATCGACTCGATGGCCTGGGCGCCGTACTCCTTCCCGGGCATGATCACGCCGCGCCAGCGCACCTCGACGGCGCCTTCACCGTGCTGCGGTGCCGGCACCTTGAAATATTCGTCGATTCGGCCGACGACGGCGACGTGCGAGGTGTCGGAGCCATGCCCGGAGACGTACTCGTAGCCGAGCGGCTGCGGGAGCGGCCCGATCGACAGCGCATCGGGGCGGAATCCGCGGCCATCGCCGGTCGCGACCCCTTCGAGGGTGGCAACGCCGTGCACGGGGATCTCGGTGATGAGGTCTTCGCCCTCTTCGAGCTCATCGACGGGCATCTCGTCCACTTCCGGGTCGATCTTGTCCGTTTCCGGGTCAATCTTGTCCACATTCGGGTCGATCTCGCCCGCCGCGACCAGCGACGCGAGCGTCTCCCGTGCTGCGCTGAGCTCCTTGCCGGCCATGCTCTCCCCCATCGGGTATTCGTACCGATCCGGCCCGATCCAGAGGCCGACACGGTCGAACGTGACCGCGTCGCCATCGTACTCCCCGGCTGGCGGGGTCTCCGGGTAGCCCAGAGTGACGTGAGGCGTCCAGTCTGGGTACTGCTCGACGCGATCGTAGGCACTGCGCACGTTCTCCTCGAGCAGGAAGCCGTCGCGGAGCGCAAGTACGGCCTCTGTCGGCTCGAGGAAGACGACGATCGCACCCTCGTCGCCAAGCTCACCCTGCCCCCGCTCTGAAACGGGCACCGTGATCGGCGTGAGCTCGGCGGCGTACTGCCGAACTTCCTGCATGAGCGTGTCGATGTCGATCATCGGGAACTCGGCGGTGTCGACGTTGAGGTCGTCGACCGTTCCCATCCAGATCGTCGTCATGTGCGCCTGATCTTCGCTCGATGCGGCCACGATGGGGTCGTTCTCGGCAGGGATCAGGAACACTCCGACGCCGGTGTGGGGCTCGTCAACGTCGCCGGCAGCCGTCAGGCTGGCCGAACGGCTGTCGAAGTCGTCGCTCAGGGTCATCGTGGTGTCCGACACGTTCGCATCTCCTCTCGCCGCTGCTGGCTGAACAACGCAGCGGCAGTTGATCCAGATCTCCGGCGACCCGATGGGCTGGCCGGGGTACTGCAGTTCGACGCCCTCGACGTCGAATGGGTCTCCGATGGGGCGCGTCTGCCCGTCGGCGACGGAATGGGCGTGCCGTACGCTCGGATCGTGCATAGTCGTCCACCGCTTGAACCGGATGCCGCGCGCTCCGGCGCCGCGCATCGTCCCATCGTTGACGGCGAGCGTGCCGAGGAACGTGGTGACCCGTTCGATCTGGACTTCGGATGGCCCGTCGGCGTCGGGAGCGCTGGTCTGGCTCAGGCTGTTCGTGAGCACCTCGCGGAACCGGGGCAGAAAGCGTTCGTAGTCGGCCCGGGGGGCTTCAGCCGCGAAGTGCTCGAGCCAGATGACCTCGACCGCTTCCTCGAGTGCAGCCGAGTTGAACTCGCCTTTCCCATCCCAGGCTGACAGCGCCGCCCTGACGAGCTCGCGGAGCTCGTCGTCCGCCTCCTTGAACCGGTCGAGGCGCTTCGCTGCGAACTTGGCGGGGAGCATCATGCCGCCTGTTCGAGGAGCAGCTTCAGCGCCGCGGCGAGCGACTTCCGCGAGGGCTCGCGGCGACCGACGATGACTGATCGCGTGTAGATGTCGAGCGCGCGGCGCAGGGCCGCGGGGTCGACGAGGTCGGCAACGCTGTTGCAGGAAGACCAGGCATCCTGCAGGAGGTCATCACAGTCGGCGGCAGTGACGACCGTGTGCAGGTAGAGGCGCTCCGCCGGCTCGGTGGCTCCGCGCAGGCCGAACTTCGTCTTCATCCGGTTGCCGGCGCGCTGCAGCGCACGGTCGACCATCTGCTCAGCGGCGTACACGAGGGCCGTCGATGCTGCGGCGGCCGCGGTGCGCTCCGGGATCTCGCGCACCGGGTGGTCGGCGGTGGAGGGGAGCGGACGCGCCTGCGCGGGTGCGCGCAAGTCCGTGATCTCGATGCCAAGGTCGACACCCGCCTCCTTCAGTGCGGCGTCGACCTGCTCCGGCACGGTGGAACCGCTGGCGACGCGCCAGAGAAGCATCCGTTGACGATCCTCCTCAGACGGGGCATCCGACTCCTCGAAGCCATTCTCGCGGCGCATCGCGACGGGGGAGAGCTCGCCGAGCTTGAACGCCTCGATGGCTTCCTTCGAGCGATTCGGGCGCATGCGCATCTGCGAGGTGTCCGCGATGATGGCGAAGCGCGAGACGTCGTCGACCAGGCCGTCGAGCGCAACGCGGAGGTAGCCATTCGTGATCGACGAGGTGATGATGCGCAGCAGCGGCTCACCGTGGATCTTCACGCTGTTCTCGTCGGAGAGCCAGGCGTTCCAGTGGTTCGACCCGGCGTTGCCGAGCAGCACCTCGGGGGGCATGTCCATACCGAGCGCGATGCGCCGGATCTGCTCGAGGCGCAGTGCCGGCATCGCGGCGTCGAGGTCGGACCAGAACTTGTGATGCTCGGTCTTGCCCAGGTAGTCGCCGGGGACGGTGCCGAAGATCGGCAGCTGTGCGGAGGGGCTGGACTGATCCTGCATCGCCTCGCCGCCAACCTCGACGAGCATGTCGAGGAGGCCGCCCATGTCGCCCGCCTGGGTGGATGTCGACGGCTCAGGGTCGCCGTGGTTGCGCTTCACCGGGACGGAGGGGAACTCGACCTCTGACGGGAAGAGCATGAGCCCGTTGCCGGTGAGGCGGGAGTCGATCTGCGCCGCGGAGCGCTTCATCAGCTGGACGAGCTCGTTCAGCACGGGGAGGATCGCGCGCGTGGGGGAGTCGTACTTCCGGTTGTCGCGAGGGTGCGGCTTGTAGAGCTCCACCGCCCACGAGTTCTTCAGCTCCTTGCCGTTCAGACGCAGCGTGTTGCCCGTCTTCGAGAGCTCTGAGCTCGCCGCGATCTGCCACTTGTCAGGCTTCATGAAGTCGGCGTCGTCGTTTGGGCCGATCAGATAGCCGCCGCCGGCAACGCTGAAGTGGATGCCGAGGTTGCGGAGCATCTCGACCTGGCCCTCTTCGCCGCCGTAGAGGCGTCGGCCGGCATCGAGCGCGACCGCGTTCGTCGTCGGCGCCCACGTCCCGTCCTGCCCACGCTCCATGACGACGAGCTTCGCGCGGGACAGCAGGGAGCCGGTGATCGCGCACGCCTGGTGGTACTCAGGGACGAGGTCGAAGAAGTCCCAGGCGGTGCTCTGCCACTCCTCGTTGCTGCGCAGCCGGGTGTCGTTCGCCTTCGCCTTCGGCTTCATGAACGAGATGTTCCTGGCCGAGGCGATAACCGACCGGCTCCGAACCTGGCGTTCCCTGCGCGGCATCCCGACCCCTCACATCGCTTCACGACGCATAATGCGCCCTGGCGGAAGCATAACGGCTTCCGGCGCTGAACACACGGCGGCCCCGCAGGGCTTCGCCTTCACGGGGCCGACGGCTTCAGGAGCGTGCGTGAAGCAGGATCCATCTCGGTCGGCACCAGCGTACAGGAAAGCCCCCGCGAGGGCTTCTGCCTCGCGGGGGCTTTCTTGGCTGGCTCCACCGGCGACGTCGGGGGATGAGTCCCGACCGGCTCAGCATACGACAAGACCCCCGAGCCTGGGGAACTCGGGGGTCTTCATGGTCGGCCGACCGGTGGAGCAGACGTCTGGGGGGCGCTGCTTCCGACGAGGTTATCAGTCTTCGGGCGAGCCGTCGCGGACGATCAGCATCGGGGCGAGGTATCCGATTGCGAGAGCGCCCCAGAAGATCCACCACGACCACGCGGCCCACAGCACGAAGAGCCCGGCGATCCACCATCCGATGCAGGCGAGAGCGACCCAGAACGCCAGGCACCACCAGCAGGTGAAGAGCATGAGCCAGTACGTACCGTCCGTCCAGCTGGCCCACACGCGGCGCCACCATGCCGCGGGCGGGAAATCGTCGTAGACGAGCACCCGCGTGAGGCGCGCGACGCCGACGATCGCGGTCAGCAGGGTCAGGAGGGTGAGCGGGAGCGTGTCCCAGGTGACTTCGATCATCGTCGGTTCCAGTTCTTCTTGGCGTACCGCGACCCGGGGGCGCGGCTGGCAGGTGGTTGGTAACCGCGCTTCGGCGGTCGGGCGAGTGCGGCCTTGCCTGTCGAGCGCGTCGACAGCTGGGTGACGCCCCAGACGAGCGCGTCGATGCGGTCGGGCGACTTCCCCTTCACGAGGCCCGGCACCCAGGTGAGCATCTGGTCTTCGAGGAGGGCGAGGTTCGCGCGCTCGAGGTGGAAGACGACGCCCTGCTCGTACAGTGCGGAGACCGGCTCGGCGCGAGTCACCTTGCCGACGCGGGCCTTCACCTGGTCGATCTTCCCCTTGAACTTCTTCCCGTTGTGCTTCGTGTTCCGCAGGATCACGGTGGCCGAGTCGCCGCCGTAGCGCTCGAGCACGATCGCATCGGCCTTGTACTTCTCGTAGAGCCGGACCCCTTCGCGTGCCCACCCATCCGGGGTGAAGCTGTCGGTCGCATCCTCGAAGACGAAATACTCGTCGCCGCGGCGGCCGACGACGATGATGCCGGCCAGGTCGGCGGTCTTCGCGTCGGAGCCGGACGGGTCAATCGCGACGACGACACGATCCATGTCGGAGCGCTTGAACCGGCGGCGGTGCAGCCACTGCGCCTCCCACAGTGCGCCCTCCACGTCCTCGAGGAGCATCGCGTCGAGCTCCTGCTTGCCCTTGCGGGTGCCGCGCAGCGGGTTGATCACACGGCGGCGGTATCCGGCGTCGAGGTTGTGCAGGTTCACCGACGTCGGCACCTGCACCAGCACGGTCTTCGGTGCACGCTCGAGCTCGCCGTCCTCGTCGACCAGTGGGCGACCGAGCTCGTCGTAGATGATCTGGCCCTTCTCCTCGATGCGATCCTTCGTCCACTGGATCGGCAGGGGGGAGGAGGTGAGCAGGGTCTTCGCGCCACCCGGCACGCCCTCGGAGCGGAGCCCCAGGTTGTAGTTCGACCAGACCTCGTCGATGAGATCCATGTGGCAGGGCTCGTCGAGCCAGCCGCCACCGTGCTCCGGGCCTCGCAGCGCCTCCGGCTCCTCCGCCGAGAAGCCGAACGCCTTCGCGCCGTTCTCGAACGTGAACTCCAT